ATCATTTTCGAATGTATAACCTAATGACTGCATGCGCTTTTGATAAGACTTATAAATGTCTTCATCTTCAATCATTTCACCAATCCAAGTTTTATCTTGAATAAAGTGTGCAGCATAATAGTTGATTAGTTCTTTAGCACTATCAAATTTTCTACCAACCTTTGCAAAGAAATATTTGTCTTTTCGTTTCCAAAAAGATTGTGGCTTTACAGAAGTCTTATAATTGTATTTGATAGCGTCATAACTATCAGACTCAAAATGTAACTTCATAGATTGGTAAAAGCGAAAAGCGTCGTATGGTTCCATAATCATATTGGCAAAGTTGCTGTGTTAGAGTCTTTAATCATTCGAAGACGTTGGGCTTCAGCAGTAACTTTTTCTTTAAGACTAGGAGTAATCACTCTTCCTACGTCTTCTACTGGAAACTCAAGTTCCTCACAAACTTCAAGGATTGCGTCTAAATAAGAAAGCTGAAACTGCTTTACTTTCTTTTCTACCACAGTAGAAAATCTTTTCTTTGTGAGTATCTTACCTTCTAACATTGCTGAATTAGTTCCAACGATAGTATTTGTGAGTTCCGATTTGTGTAGTGTAGTTGAGGGTTTTGGCCCAAGTTGGTCGAACATAGTTAGCATGATAATGTGTTGCCCCTTCTGTAATATCAATATTGTTATACCATAAAGCAAGTGTTTCACGAACCACTATCTTAACTTTATTTTCTAATTCTGTATTAATCATTCGATCGGATTTACCATCGCAATACCAGCTAAATTGACACTGATTACGAATCATATTACCGTTTGAGTCTTGCCGACCTTGATAGACTACTCCACAGATACTGTCGGGATATCGAGGATCTTCAGTTCGATTGAGTACCACATTAGTAACACCCATCACTGAAGCATATCCGTCTGAACGAGCTTCAAAATATCCGTTTTGAATTAAGCATTGAAATTCACTATTAGTAATATTTGTACTAATACTTTGAGCGCTTACCGATCCAGCGCTCGCAATAAGACACAATCCGAATTGAGTCGCCCATTTGGTGAGCTTGTTTTTGTAGTCAAAGTTTGCCATAATGTATCTACCTGTTTTGGTGTTTTATTCTGCACGATTGGAAGAAACTCGTCTGGTTTTCTTAGTTTAATTTTACGAGATTCTTCTCCTACATTTTGTAGAGTTGTGCCTTTTACTTCAAATCCTTTTGCAGCACTTGAAATATATTCAGTCAATTCTTTTGTTTTGACATTAAAGACGTAGAGTCTCATTGCACCAACAAGAGTAATTGGCAGAATAGAAGTAATCTTAAAGCTCATATCTTCTTTAAGGTACTTAACCTTAGCCACTTGTTTATCAGCAGCTCGCGGTTTAGGTGTACGAGTCTTACGTGTAGCTTTGGCAGAAGCTTTGACTCTATCTAGATCAGCGATCATTTCTTCAATCAACTTGATGCGACGGCGAAGAACCGTCCGCTTAACATGTGAATAGCCTTCAACTGCTTGTTCACAACGTTTATGATAAGCGTCCTCGTAATCTAATAGCCAACCTTCAAGTCTTTTCAGCACAGGAGCTGTATGTGACCCGCTCAAACCATGTAGCTTGAAGCAGTTGTACATATTAAATTCTGGTTCTTCGCCGTCAATCCAAGCGTCTTCCAAATCATCCAAGTCAGTCATAACAGTTTCTTGAATTTTATTGAAAAGACGCTGTTGAGGGGTTAAGACAACGACATTTGACGCTGCTGTGTCAGCACGTGCTTTCTCCTCAAGGATCTTTTTACCAATTGAAATGAGATTAGTATAGAATTCATTAACGCGTTCTACACCATTTTCCAAGCCATACTTTTTTGGTAATTCTTGTTGTAAAATTTGAGTCCAGTATATAATTGAAGCATGTAAGGTATACATATAGAAATTATACTCAGGAGTAGCTAAGATAGCCCGAGCATCATCTTTAGAAAAAGTCTGCTTAACATACTGCTTAGTAATTGAAGAAAGCTCTTTACGATCAACGTCCTGATGAATATAATATTTAAACCTATCAAATCCATCGTTCATTGGAGCTGCAGCAATACCAGTTTTAGGTCTTGCTCTAACAGTGATTTTTTTACGAGCTGCCATAGGGTGTTTCTCCTTAGTGAGTATATTTATATACTACCATAAGTAACTGAGAATGTACACAGTTAATTTCAACTTTTTACAAAGTTTTTCACAGTCTCAACTTTGAATGATCGCCAATCTTCTAGACCAGTATCAAATACACGAATAGCTTTCAAGATCGAATCTAACCCTTCGCGAAGTTCAGGGGTGTCATCGCCTTTTGGAATCTTATTGCTTGGAATAATATCCATATTCAAAGTGCATTTCATTACGCGAGTGTCACCATTTACTTTTGTAAAGGTTACTTCACATTCACTTTCTCGCAAAGCTGCGAGCATATTTTCTTGAGTTAGTTCCATACTATAAATTCTCCGTACGTTTGGAATTGACATTATTATTTTCCCATAAAATCATAAGATCTATTAAACGATTTAATATATCTTTTGTCTTTTAGTTTTATATTTCTCTTTAATCGCGTTTTAGATGGAAACCACATATAAGCAATTGGGTCTCCAGCTTTTACATGAATATACTTATCTTCACTTGTATCAACAAAGCAATGAACGATTAATCTAGTATTTTCTAAAAACCTATCTTCGATAACTCCAGGAATGACTTCTAATTCGCTATCTTTATGAAAAACTGGATTTAAAAACACATATGGTAATTTACAGCTAATTGCTACTGGAAGAGATACTTTAAGACTTTTTTTATTTTTAAATAAGTTTAAACCATCTATTTTATATTGTGTGTCATTATGGCTCTCAATATGTGCAAACCGATTGTCAGAGTAGTGAATAGAAGCAATTTCGCCATCTTCAATATGAACAAAAAATTCTACTGGAGATTTAACAATATAAGATTTACTAAGAATTCCTAAAATGCCTGGACATCTTTTAGCTGTAATACTTTTAGCATTAGCTTCTCGTGTATCAGCATTAAATTCGTGACCAAGCTGCTCGCGAGTAACTTCGTTATTCTTTGCTGCTTTAAACCAAATTTTCCAGTGATTTATATAGTTTTTAGCTTTTGTAGTAGTATATTGAGGAATAGCTTTATGCCAAGGACAATCCTGCATCGCGCGATCTAAAAACATGTTAATGTCTTTAGGATCTAAAGACTTAGGTTCATCTCCATCATCATCTTGAAATTTCCATTCTAAATACGCTTTATTGATCACTTAATTTCTCCTCATGGCCGCATAATGTTTCGGATCATCTCCCCTTCCGACAGGCACGATGTTTGACTTGTGCATTGTCGCGATTCCGATAATGTAGTCTCCTGAGTAGACTGGAGACTCTTTTTTCGCTCCTGATCCAGGTATGCTTTCCGTCGAGAGGCTTGGATAATTCGTTGGCGAGCGAGTTGGTTTGGATTCTTTCGGTTCATAAGGTACAAACTCCTTTGGTTTTGGTTTTGCCTTGCCCATGCGATAATCAACATACTCTTGTAAAGTATTAAACTGACAAGAGTGTAAATTGTTACGTCGCATATCTTTATTGTAAGATTTCCAATCACGCTCCATTTGAGCGTTATCAATATTTTTCTTTTTCTGCCTACGCTTCTTAGTAGAGAGTGTAGACATACCTCTTACTAGATGCATAGTCATATTAGTTATTCTCCAACAAC